GATGCCGCCGCCTTCGGAGTAGGCGTATTGATCATGTGCAAAATTAGTAATTACGGGATTGATCAACACATACTCAGCGTATTTGTGTTGGTCCATGCCGTAAATTCTGATGTCTCTAAAAAACGGCGGTTTGCCGGTGCTGGACAAATTACCAGTGTTGCCGTCTCTAAAACTTTCACCAATGTATCCCCAGTCAGTGACCTGCCAATTGTCTGTGTAGATGTCTCTTGCATTGTAGCCAAAACCGGCTTGTTGGTTGGAGCTGGCTCCAAGACTGCCGTTTTGATTGTTGGCTCCCAGATACTGTTGGCTGGGGTCTTTGTAGTAGTAGCTGAAATAATTGTACCACATGTTTCTTACGTTGTCACCTGAATCGTCGTGAAACGTGATGGTCACTGGGTCATAATTTATTTTTGTTTGTATTACTCTCTTGCGATTGTATTGATTCAGCGTTTCATTGACTACTGAATACTTGGGCAAGTCAACAGTTTTAACAGTAAGACTGATGTTCTTGAGTTGATCCATGCCCATGGCACTGGCCAAAGCAGGTATTTCTTTGTAATTGAGGGTGAAGCTGACGTGAAAAAGAAACTTGTAGCGAGGCTTTAACTCAAACGCATTTGCAGTAAATGTTTTGTTTGCGTGACGGTAATCACGCAAACTGTCTATGTTGGTAAAGCCTTGGTAAAGCTGTTGGCCAAACGTTGGCATTGTTTAGTACCCGGTTAATCAAGCGCCTTGGCTTGTACCAGCACCTGTCACAACATCACCAATGGTTCTACCAATAGCTGTACCAACTCCAGTACCGTTGGGTGTCTGGTTGGCATTATCGTAAGCAATTGACAATTCGATTGTTGCTGCTTCGTTTGTGCCATAGTTCAAGTCGCCGTAGTTGGCGCCTTTGAGGTAGCAACCATACAGTTCCCAGGTTTCAAGAACCACAGGAGTTGATGCACCGTTGCCGCCGTCAAGTACTTCAATCTTGGTCAAGAACTTGTAGTCAATGCCCGAAGCTGCGCTGGCCATTTCCAAAAAGTCCATTTGCTTCTGCAACTGTTCGCCAACCAACTTGCTGACTGCGCCACTGGCGTCGTCGCGAACTGATATGGTAACGTCAGCCCAGCTGTGCTTGCCAGCCAGTTTCAGTGTTGAGTTGTAAATGGGTAGCGTAATTTCTTCAAATGTTAAATTTGGACGACTGGCGCTTACAACCTGCTTGGTTAATTCTGTTGTGGGCTTTGAAATACCCAAGTTTTCAAACATCACTCTAAAGCGATATTTGAGTTTAGGCATCAGCAAGCCTTGTACGCTCGAGCTCTGATCACTGGCTAAAGGTACTGTCATGCGCTGTAATGATGAAACTGCCATTTGTATTCTCCTATATGTTTATTTACCTGGATTGGGGGCCGACAAAATCAGCCCCCTTTCATCAAGCTGCTGCTCCAGATATCTCACCAGTGTTCTTGATTCGCAGCGGAATGTAGATGAATTCCACAGCCTTGACTGGTTCTATGGCAATATCAACCCACAACTCGTTACGATCGATACGTGCAGGTGTGTTGTTGCTCAAGTCGCAAACTACCAAGTAGTCGTAAATTGCTCGTTTAGCAATCAAGTCAATCATCAAGCTGTTGCATGTGTTGGCGATTTCATTACGAGTAATTTCGTCGTTGGGTTCAAACAAGTACAACTTACCAATTTCTTCTAGTCGTGCTCTCAAGAACGCAACTAGACGTGCAACGTTGATACGATCCAACGCTGTTGTGGTTGTACTTGAGGTCTTGTTACCAAAGTTGGTGATACCCACGCCCGGAATAAACGTAATTGGGTTGATGTTGCGCTCGTACAGGATGTCACGCACACTCTGGCTCACGCTGATCTGTACAAATTCTCCTGTGGCTGCATCAATATAACCAATTGCGCTGGCATTGTCTATAACACCGCGACGTGTACCAGCTGGAGCTAACCATGGATAGCTTACAGCATCGCTGCGCAGAATTGTACGTACCATCATGTGGCTTGGAGGTGCCACAACTGTGTTGCCGCTGAGGTCTGCGGTCTGACAGCTGGGGTAGAACACACCAGCATAGTTGCTTGTGGCCGAGTTGCCGTCTTCGGTTGGCAAGCCTAGACCGTTGTTGTTGGTTGCAAATGTCACCAAGCTGGTACCGTCTGGTCCAAGGCGCATTGGGGTATCGCCCACAACAAACAGAGTGTTGTTGCGCTCGTTGCCCAAGGCAATCATGTTGGGTGTCAGTTCAGGATATCCTGGTGTGGCCAAGATATTGAATATGGTCTGTTCTTCACGTGCTGTTGCGCTGGTGTCAATGCCACTCTTCATGGCTTGTACAACCAGTTGACGCTGTGCCAAACGACCGCTCCACATAGCTCCGTTGTCTTTGTTGCCAGAAGCTGTGAGCCAAGTAGAAGTCACTGTTGGATAAGTTTGGTTTGGAATCCAGCTGGGAATGTCAGCAAAGTTGGTGGAAGTAAAGTAGTTGCTTTGGAACTGCTTGACGTTGTAGCCGCTGCGACGTGTGTTGAACAACAACATGCCTTGTGGATACAGTGCTGGGTCTGGAGCATCTAGATCCAGATAATCACTGGTCAACAAACTCTCAATGGTTGGGAATGGATCAGCCACGGGGTCTGTGGTACCGTTTGGTGCCCAACGTGCATCAGTAAACAAAATACCGTTTTCTGTGACTTGGTCGGTGGTGTCTACTTCCACCCACTGATCGGTACCGTTGACTGACTGCCAACGGTACAGCTTGGGATAGTTTTCTAGATCACTAGTGTCAATCCACAAGTCTCCGTACTGTAGTGGAGACTCAGAAACATCGTTCTGTGTTGTGGGTGCTGAAGCAGCAATGATTGGGCCGCTGGCATTGGTGAGACTCAAGTCAAAACCACGAACATCGTTGGTGACGTTCTGATATCCTTGCCAGGTGCCGTTGTCTTGAATCATAATGTCTGCATCACTGACGCTGCTGTAATACCATAGACGTCCATCAGCCGGATTTTGGTCTGGTGCAGTGTCATTGGCAGCGTATGTGAACCAAGGTGTGGTCACAAAGTTACTCAACACTAAGGTGTTAGCGGTTCTTGAGCTTTGGCGAACTCTTGTGTTGGACAGTGTAAAACCAGCTGCGACAAGTGGTGTTCCGGAAACTGGTGCCAACAAAATTGTGCCGCCGGCGCTGTGGGTGAACACAATATTTCCTGCACTGTTCACCGAAGCTGAAACATTTGGCACGTTTGCTGCGCTGACTGCGGCAACAAAGTCTGCGGCAGTACCAGTTCCACCAATAACTGCTGTAGCGTTGGATTGCACGTTGCCGGGCTGTCCAGGTACTGATGCCTGTATGAAAAAACTGTTGCCAGGTGTAAATGGTGTTCCACTGCTGACCACGGTGTTGCCAGCAATTTCGGTTGCACCAATGGCATATTTTTCCAGGATCTGGAATGCCATGGTTTGCAACGGAGTGCTAGCATAGAAATATGCATCATATGTTGCATATGTTGTGCCAACTGGAATATTTTTGCCGCCGCCTGTGGGATCCAGAGCAGCATAAGCATATGCGTCAACCAAATAAGATGGGCAGCTTTGTGCAACAAACACCCCTAGAGCAGCACTGTATTTCTGAATGCTGATGTTCAAACCGTTGTTGGCAGTGCTTAGGTTCTGCCAGACAGAACCAGTTGGGCGGCCACCTTCAGTATCAGTGGTTCTCCAACGTGGAACTTGGTAGCTGTAACCAGGGAAGTAATCAGGAGCAGCATAGGTGTTGGAAACCAAGCCCAGTGCTGTCATTAGAGCAACACCGTTGTTGGGTCCGGGTGCCACATTGACCAATCCGTTGTTTGACAGTGTAGAACCGTCGTTGCCAGCAGTGCTGTCAGCATATAGATACAGCTTGCCGCTTACAGCTCTGGCTGTGACACCAGTAATACTAGCATTGGTAATAGCTTGAGCATAGCCGGCAACTGTGAGTGCGGTTGAGCCAGCACCAACTGAAACTGTAGTACCGTTGATGATCAGGTTGTTGCCATTGGTCAATGATGTTGGAGCGTTGGCGCCAACCACTGTGGGCCAAGCAGTTTTCCAATCTTCACTACCAACTTGAACCCAAGTATTGTCGTATTTCTTGTAGTAACCAAAAATTTCTGGATCTTGTATAGTAATGGCATAGTCACCAATGCTGCCAATAGTATCCAGCGGAGTATTTTGTTCAACAACAGTACCACTGCCGCCCACTAGGTCTGCAGAGTCGGTCAGTACCAATGGGACCTTGTTGGTGAATGCTCCAGTGGTTTGATTCCACTCAAAAATACCCCAGGTTGTGGTACTAGTGTCAAGCCAGTAAGCTCCGTTGTCGGGGGCGCCTGTGGGGCGGCTCAGACTGGCTGTGAGTTCAGTAAGATCAATGTCAACACGCTGTACATAAGCACGATTTGTAACGCCCAGGGCGCTGTACGCAGCCAATAAACCATATTCATTGAGCTCGTAGCCATTGATGGGAGTGCCTGTGGTGGTGTTGTAAAAGAACGGTACACCAAAAGTAGCTGCCAGGTCACGCTGGCTGGTGATAAGATAGGTTTTGTTTGCATTAGCAGCAAGTGTACCAGCTGCTACAGTGATGCCGTCACTGGATACTTTGTTTTGCGCTGTGGCAACCAAAAAGTAAGGTACTGTGTTAACGGCTGAAGGGATATATTGACTCTCGTCAATTACTGTTACTTCTACGCCTGGTGATACTAGAGCCATGTTATGGTTTCCTTTTCAAGTTGTAGATATTTATAGGCATATTCAAAAAAACCAGCTTTAGGGTGCCCTTAAGGTAAGGTCCGTTAGCTAAATACAGCATGAGACCCATATGTCCAGCCTGTAATCAACGTCCTCGAGCCATCAACTGCTATCGCGGTGGCAAAATTTATTATCGCAATCGCTGTGAAACTTGTATCAAGAAAAACAAAAAAATTAAACCACCCACACCTCGTTGGCACCTGAGCGGGTACAAGAAAAAACCCACATGTGATCGATGTGGGTTCAAAGCAAGGCACAGTTCACAACTGTTGGTGTATCATGTGGATGGCAATCTCAATAACTCTGAGCTGCGCAATCTCAAGACCATATGTTTGAATTGTGTGGCGGATCTAAAACGCTCAGACTCTACTTGGCGCCGGGGTGATCTTGAAGTAGATTCTTGACTTGGGCAAACAGTTCGTCCATGGTTCCGTTGTTGTCTAGCACAGCATCAAAGTTGGTTCCAACCCAGCTGTATTCGCTGGCATGAACTCCAGCACGACTCAGTGATTCTTTGCCCAAAGACCACCCAATTTGCGTTGGACCAGCATTGTAGCTCACAGCATGATTGTACCAGGCGGGCTCAGGACCACGTCGCACTCGCACCACAATTCCCCCAGCATTTTTGATGGATTTTATTTCGTTGGGAAAACGACAGTCTGAAATAACAATATCATCTTTGCTATTACGCAGTTTGTTTTCCAGGCTGGCGATCCAAATATCATCGTGAAATGCTTTGCGGCATACTTCTGTGCCCCAGAGTTGCAACATTAAACGGGGTGTCAAATTGGGCATGTTTAGGCGTTGAGCCCACCATGGATCCACTTGTTCACGCCATTCACGGGCTTGTTTTGTGCGCCCTTCCAGCATGGTTCTGTCCCAGCCAAACACCTGTGCCACAGCATCCTTCAGTGTGTTGGCAAAACTTTCCCTGCGAAAATGATGCAGGTTCACAAGATAGTCAGCCACAGTGTCTTTGCCAGTGCCAATGAATCCACAAATTCCAATGATCATTTTAGTTCCTTGATATTTAGATGCTTTAGAGTCAGCTGCAACATGTCAATTTGTCTGCGACAGTCTTCAAGTGCATGATGGCTGGTTGGGGGCTTGGGAAGGTCAGGCCACAGACTGTACACTGTTCTAGCGTCTCTAATTTTGTAATACTGCCAGGGTATGGGTTTGTTGTAGCTTTTGTACGCATGCTCTAGTATGTTGGCATCGTACGTGGGACCGTTCATCCAAATCAGTCGACTGTGCCAGCAAATCTTGCTCAGTTCGTCCAGAGCCTGATTCAGCGGTATACGCCCTTGTTCGTTGAATGCTTCTTCGCGAGACGCTGCCGGTTGTTGGGCCCACCAGTCTATGGTGCCTTGCTCAATTTTACGGTCAGCTTGGCTTTCAAGATCAACTCTACAGTAATATTGTTGCTGATAATACCCTGTAGACAACGGATCAAATGCTTGTGCAGCAATTGTGAGTATAGTAGTGTCGGGACCAGTTGCCAGGCCTTCGATGTCGATCATTACGTCCATTCTGTATTGTAACAGAATATCAACGCTGTGTCAATTAGCCAATTACCCAAGTCAGTGGCTGACTTGCATCCACGTAGTTTTTGAGTTGTTCGATTAGGTCAGCCATGGCTTCTTTGGCTTCGGTTTTCATTGCAGCACCGTTGAGCTGTCCCC